GGAAAACTCGCCGCTATCTATCCTACCGTTCCTATTAATTTTGCCAGTAATGACCATCTTTCTGCCTTTCTTTATGGCGGAACTGTTAAGGAAGACAGTAAGGAACACATTGGCTTTTTTAAATCTGGGGCCAAAGCGGGTCAACCCAAGTACAAAAACATAATTATTGAACATAAACTGCCACGACTATACACCCCACTTAAAGGCAGTGAAATGGCTAAGGAAGGCAACTATGCTGTAGACGAATCTACACTTAGGAAGCTACGCGGAAACAAGAAAATTGTAGACATGATTCTTGAGCTGGGCAAATTGCAGAAGCTCAATGGAACCTACTACAAAGGTCTTGTGGAACTACGAAACGAAATGCACTGGGAACCAGGGGTCTTGCATGGACAATTTAACCAAACAACAGCACAAACAGGTCGGCTATCAAGTTCTAAACCAAATCTCCAAAACTTTGCTAGCGAACTCCAAGACATCTTTATCTCCAAATACCATGACTGAAGAAACAATTACCATCTCTTTGTCCGAATACCAAGAACTCCTTAAAGAGTCTGCCTTTCTTACTGCCCTTGAGGATGCAGGTGTAGACAATTGGGAAGGCTACGACAATGCCTGTGAAACGTTTGAACTGATGGGGAATGACCTCGAAACAGCCTAAATATCACGTAGATTTTGATGGAAACATCATTCTAGATGAGGATGGAGAACCCATCCCCACAACAATCTGTATTTGCCATGCCTTTGAACCTAATGAATGTGTTTGTGGGGCATGGGACGATGTAGATGATTGGTATGACGACGAAGAACCCTGGGAGAATTATGACGGAGAATGAACTTATCGACTATAACGATGTTCTTGTGGATTTTATTTCTTTGGTTAATCATTACGGCGCTTCAAGGGTTTTAATGGATTTACAAGCATCTTTTCCAGAACTGTTTGATGAGATTAAGACTCAGATTGTTCGTTTCCCTAAACAGCCTGTAGCGGCTTTACTGAGGAAGTAATGACACAAGATGAAATCCTTCAGATGGCTAAAGCTGCTGGAGGCACGGCCTATGTCAATAGACACTATTTGGGAGAAACCGCGTTTGCATTTGGACCCAAAGCGTTTAAAGACTTTGTAAATCTGTTAACAGAAAAAGCGACAGAGGAAGCAAACGCCAGAGCAAACGCATCCTGGTCATTGATGTGCAAAAAGATGGTTGAAGCAGAACGTGAGGCGTGTGCAAAGGTGTGTGATGGCATGAATGGTAGCGATTGGTCACCATCTCAATGCGCCGCCGCTATTCTAGCAAGGGGTAAAGAGTGTTAATCCAATGTGACGCAAGCCAACTAGAGTGGCGCACACTACTGGAACTTGCTAAAGACGAGGTAGGAATCAACGAGATCCTTGGAGGAGAGGACACACATGCAAAAAATCAAGATGCTTTTGGACTTCCTTCGAGACTCATTGCAAAGATTTTCTTGTTCAGAACTATTTATCGTGGTTCTGGATGGTCTTTCGCCAATGACCCCGACTTTATGCACGTTTCCACTTCTCCTGAATTTTGGGACGACATGAATGAAAAATTCTACAAAAAGTACAGTGGTATTAACTCTGTCCATCAAAGATGGAAAGATACCGTTATGGGAGGTAACCCAATTGTCGGACCCTTCGGACGTAGTTGGTCTTGTCCCCCCAAGCGAAACCATAGAGGAGAACTTAAAGTTCCTTGGACAACTCTTACAAACTACCCCGTTCAGGGCACTGGTGCTGATTTAATGATGTTGGCCCGTATCATGGCCAAGAAACGGATTGCTGATGCTGGTATCCCTTGCGATTTTATCTCTACTGTCCACGATAGTATTGTTTTGGATTGTCGAAACGAGCATCTCACTGCTCTTCGAGACATATTCGATGGTGTTTTTGCGGACTTACCTTCGCGTATTCGTAACATTTTTGGTTACGAGTGGTCCGTTCCTATGGCTTGCGAATCAAAGTTTGGGCCTGACATGAAAAATATGCAAAAGTTTACTTGACATTGCTGTATATGTCTGGTATAATATTAAGTATACAGTGTTATTTTTAAGGAAAATATGAACATTACACTTCTCTCTGTTGACATTAAAACACAACCTACCAAGAATGGTAAGTCTTATCAAGTAGCAGATGTTGCTTACAAGAACAATACCTTCCAAGGTAAGGTTGAAGGTAAGAAAGTCATGTCATTTGGTGCTACAGCAGATGCATTCAAGACATTGGCTGTTGCCTCTCCTGGTGAGAGTTACACCATCGAGGTTGTTAAGAATGCAGCAGGTTACAATGATTGGGTTTCTATGGTTAAAGGTGAGGCTTCCTCTGCGCCAGCAGCTTCTGCTGCTTCTAAAGCTCCTGTGGCAGCTCCTAAGAGCAACTACGAGACCTCAGAAGAACGCGCACAGCGTCAGGTTTACATTATTCGTCAAAGTAGCCTTGCTTCTGCTATCAGTACTCTTTCTACTGGCGGTAAAAACCCACCAAATCCAGATGCTGTCATTGCTCTAGCAAGTAAATATGTTGGCTTTGTTTTGCATGGTGAGGGTCCAGCAATTACCACCACAACAGACAACTTGACTATTGAAGACATGCCTAATGACTTTCCTGTGGCTGCCTAAAACATGAGGATTCCTAAAACCTTCCAATTGGCGGGTGCGGAATGGAAAGTTGTACAGATCGAGGACTACAATGTCCTCGGTCTTTGTAACAGGGATATTCGTACAATCTTCCTAAAACAAAACATTCCTAAAGAACTGAAAGAACAAACGTTCTGTCATGAACTTGTCCATGCCATTAAGTATATGATGGGAGAGGATGACCATGATGAGAAACAGACAGATGTCTTTGCTACCTTTCTCCACCATTACTTAAACTCAGCGAGGTATTCTTAATGCCCCTTAAAAAATCTAAAAGTGATAAAGCATTTAAAGAGAATGTACGAAAAGAAGTTGCTGCAGGTAAGCCTGTTAAGCAAGCAGTTGCAATTGCTTATGATGTTAAGCGCCGTGCGGGGGGTAACCCTAAGCCAGCAGCTGTACGCAAAGCTTCAGGACGTGGTCGATGACCGTTGCACTAATCGACGGTGACATTGTTGCCTATCGTTGTGCAGCGGCTTCAGAGGGCGATCCACTAGAGGTCGCCCTTTTACGTTCTGATGACCTAATTAATCGTATTGTACATGAAACTGGATCTGAAAGTTATCTCTTATTTCTTACTGGTAGCAATAATTACCGTTACAAGTACAATCCTGATTATAAAGCCAATCGAACCGACAAGCCAAGACCAAAATGGCTGCAAGACATGCGAGAGCATCTCGTTGTTAATCACAAAGCCTCAGTAGAAGATGAGCAGGAAGCAGACGATGCCTTGGGCATTTATCAAATGGCAAACAAAGACACAATTATTTGTTCCATTGATAAAGACCTGCTGATGATTCCTGGTGAACATTTCGATTTTGTAAAAGGTATTCGACGTGAACAGTTTAACATTCCTGCTATTAGGCACTTCTATTATCAGCTTATTATGGGCGACCGTACTGACAATATATTTGGTTTTGACGGGAAAGCTCGACAGTCAGTACCTAAAAAGCTCGAACACATTATTGGGGAGCTGGAGGCTTACGACGATGAGCTTGACATGTTTGAGTTTGTCCGAGATCTTTACAATGATGATGCACGTCTTCTAATGAACGGCATCTGTCTCTGGATTCGCAGACAAGAGGAGGAAATATGGAAATTCCCATCGTAACGCGTTATATTGATGAGGACGAATGGTGGCCAGTATTTAGCCTGACAGAAGGAAATTGGGGAAAAGAAGTCCATGTACCTATAACATTAGTTGAGCGGTATGATGCTGCTTATAAAGAGTTTAGAGCTGTTCAGGATATTCTTAGAAAGTTCTATGAGTCGTAACGGAGGTAAATGGACAGAAGCTAGATACCGTAGCTTTGTAACGTCCACTCTGCGGGCAGGGAGTCGCAAATGGCCTCCTAAGTATGAAACACTTAATGCTGCCAAAACAGAGAAGAAAATTAATACAAAAACTGGCCGTCTTGCACAGCATTATCTGTGCTCTGGATGTGACGAAGAGTTCACCCAGAAAGACGTACAAGTAGATCACATAAAACCTGTCATTGACCCCAAGAAAGGATTTATATCTTGGGACGTCTATATCGACAGAATGTTTTGTGAGAGTAAGAATCTACAAGTGCTGTGCAAAGAATGCCATGCAACAAAAACTAAAAAAGAAAAAGAGGTAGCTAAAAAACATGCTAGTAAACAAAAGTCTTGAAACAGAAAAAGGTACTGTTAAATTTGAAGGTGAATTGGAACAACACGAGCTCGACTTTGTGTTGAAGATTGGTTTAAACACTCTTCTACAACTTGGTGCCATTCCTTTCACGACTAAACACGAAGATTCCGAAATCGCAGTACCAGATAAAGCTCCTGTACAATGAGTAGCTGGTTATTGGCAATAACTGGACTTATTTATCTAGGTGTTGCAGTAGATTATTTCATTAATAAAAACCTGGGTATGGCTATTTCTTTTGTAGCCTATGCCCTGGCTAATGTAGGATTTATTTTAGCAAATGTCCAAGCATCTGGTAATCCCTGACATTCAAGCGAAGCCTGGGGTTGATTTTAGCTATCTTACAAAGATTGGTAAATACATTGTAGAGAAGAAACCCGACACCCTTGTGTGTCTGGGTGACTTTGCTGACATGCCTAGCTTGTCTAGCTACGACGTAGGAAAGAAAAACTTTGAAGGCAAACGATACATTAAAGATATTGAAGCTAGCCATGCAGCTATGCGAGCTCTGCTTCAGCCTCTTACTGAGTTCAATATCCGCGCTAAGAAAAATAAGGAGAAGCAATACCGCCCACGGATGGTATTGACCCTTGGTAACCATGAAAACCGTATTAACAGGGCAGTAGATAATGATGCAAAGCTTGAAGGTGTTTTGTCAGTCGATGATCTGGCTTACGAATCTTATGGTTGGGACGTTGTTCCATTTCTTGATGTCATTGTTATCGACGGTGTGGCTTATAGCCATTATTTTACTACTGGGCTCATGGGTCGTCCTGTCACTACCGCTAGTGCTTGCTTGGCGAAAAAGCACATGTCTTGTGTACAAGGCCATCAACAAGGTTTACAAATAGCTACAGGCTATAAAGCAGACGGTGGTTTGATTACCTCCATCATTGCTGGTAGCTGTTATGAACATGATGAGGATTATATGTCCAGCCAAGGCAATAAACATTGGCGTGGTTTCTTGATGCTCCATGATGTTCAAGACGGTGAGTTTGACCTCATGCCTGTTTCCCTTAAATACATTCATAAGAAATATGCTAACCAAGAAAACTGATGTAGACCCTTACGCAGAACACGATTTTCCTCAACCAGATCCTGTAGAACGTCCTTCGCATTATATGCTCCTGCCTGGAGTAGAAGTGCGAGATGTTATCAAGGCTCTTGTGGGTAAGTTTGGTCAACAAGCAAATCCAATGGCTGTAGCAGACTATGTGCAGATGATGCAGTATGGCATGCGTTTCATGCAGAAGAATGGCTTGGAAGATCTAAAGAAAATGCGTTGGTATCTAGAGAAAATTATTGAGCAATATGAGCAAAGTCAAAGTAATATGGTCCACACCGGATGCGGAGAACCTCGTGTCGTACATGGCAAGAGTGAGCAATCCGGAGAATCAAGAGAATCCCGACTCCGCAAAGCTTATCAGGTACTTGATAAAGCATAAGCACTGGAGTCCCTTTGAGATGGTTAATGTCTGTATGGAAATTGAAACCACACGAGACATTGCCCGTCAAATCTTGAGACACCGTAGCTTCTCCTTTCAAGAGTTTAGCCAACGCTACGCTGTCGCAACAATGTTCGACAAACGAGAGACTCGCTTACAAGATCTTAAGAATCGACAAAGTAGTTTGTTAAACGAAGATCGTGAGTTGGCAGCTGCGTGGGAACGAGCACAACAAGATCTTATCGACCATTCTACTAAGGTGTATCGTTGGGCATTACAGAACGGTATTGCTAAAGAGGTTGCAAGAGCAGTCTTGCCTGAAGGTAATACGAGTAGTCGTATGTATATGAATGGTACGTTACGTAGTTGGTTGCACTACATCCAGCTTCGTACTGATCCTTCTACACAAAAAGAACACCGCGAAGTAGCGGAACAATGTAAAGTAGCAATTGAACAACTTTTTCCATCAATCAAGGAAGCACTGAATGAACTTCAATGAATATCAAGAACAAATTAAAAAATTCGCTGTGTACCCTGGCGCTGGCTCTGGTAATTTGGGTGCGCTCTCTTATACAGCTCTTGGCTTGGCAGAGGAAGCAGGTGAATATGCGGGGAAGGTGAGTAAGCTTATTCGAGACAATGTGTTTGAGACACAGCTTGCTGTTAAAGAGCTTGGAGACGTGCTGTGGCAATTGACACGGGCAGCAACCGAGTTGAACATCGACTTGGCTACCGTAGCACAGCAGAACATTGATAAATTGGAAAAGCGTGTTAAAGATGGAACACTGCAGGGCATTGGTGATGAACGTTGATGAACTAAAAGATCTCATTATTTACAATCTAGATGTTGTCAATTTTCTTGACATTATTGGGATTGGTATTGAGGATTTAGTAGAGATTTTTGAAGATGAAATCAAAGAAAACTTTGATGCCCTTACTTGCGCTGTTGAATGAAAAAACGATCACATATTCCTGTAGACCCGTATGAGAAACAAAACTTTAAAAAGAAGTTCTTAGAAAGGAAACTTCAGGATGAAGATGCGAAACAGCAAATCCGACAATATGCCAATGATGGGAAAGCCCCATCCTCACCGCTGCCTGATCCACGGGATGTGGAAACGAAAAGGGAACTGTGAGCTATGCATTATGGAACAAGAATCAATTCGTAAACAATATGAACAAACGGGTGGTGTGAAAAAGCCACCCATCGTTATCAGGAAGATATGACAGAAAAATCTCGTTTTCGTAATAGTTTTGGTGAGAACATTTTCCGCTTTAAATATGCACAAGGCCCAGGTGATACTTGGGACAAGCTTGCAGAACGCTTGGTGGAAGATGTGTGTGGTACTCGATGGGGTTCTACACAAGCTCTCATGTCTATGGATGAGCAGAAACAGCTCGTCGAGTACATTAAAGACATGAAGTTCTTGCCAGGTGGCCGTTATCTGTATTACGCAGGTCGCCCTTATAAAGCGTATAACAACTGCTATTTGCTCCGAGCAGAGGAAGATACCCGTGAGGAATGGAGTAATGTAACATGGCGAGCAATGTCTTGCTTGATGACTGGAGGTGGAATTGGAATTGACTACTCACGACTCCGTCCTGCTGGAAAGGCTCTTAGCCGAACAGGTGGGACTGCAAGTGGACCTATTCCGCTTATGCATGCGATCAACGAAATCGGGCGAAACGTTATGCAAGGAGGCAGCCGACGCTCTGCTATCTATGCAAGCTTGCATTGGTCACACGACGACGTTGATAAATTCCTGCATGCAAAAGACTGGTCAGACGAAGTAAAGGCTCTCAAAGAGAAAGACTTTAACTTCCCCGCTTCTCTGGACATGACTAACATTTCAGTGAACTATGATGAAACAGCATTTGTACAATCACAAGACAATCCAGGAGTATTTAGCTTGGCTAATAACCCTGTATTCATGGAAAATTGTAAACAAGCGTTGAAGACAGGAGAACCTGGCTTTAGCTTTAACTTTGGAAAGAAAAAGAATGAAACCCTACGTAATGCCTGTACTGAAGTTACTTCAGAGGATGATTCGGACGTCTGCAACCTTGGTAGTATCAATCTTGGGAACATTGATTCTCTCAGTGAGTTTAAGTCTATTGTGGCTCTCGCTAGTAAGTTTCTGGTCTGTGGCACGCTTCGTGCCGATCTTCCATTCGACAAAGTATACCGTGTTAGAGAAAAAAATCGACGGCTTGGCCTTGGCCTTATGGGAATTCACGAGTGGCTTCTCAAACGCAATAGCGGCTATGAAGTAACTCCTGAGCTGCATAAGTGGCTTAAGGTTTACCAAGAGGACAGCGAAAAGGCAGCTAATGAGCACTGTGACCGATTCTACCTCAACCATCCAAAAGCGTACCGAGCGATCGCTCCAACAGGATCTATTGGTATATTGGCTGGTACAACAACAGGCATTGAACCGCTCTTTGCTGTGGCATACAAACGACGATTCCTTACTGAGGGAACCAAATGGAAGTATCAATTCGTCGTTGACGGAACTGCTCAAAACCTCATTACAGAGTACGGAGTTGATCCAGACAAGATTGAAAGCGCTATTGACCTGAGCGAGAACTATGAAAAGCGAATCAAATTCCAGGCAGATATTCAGGATTACGTTGACATGTCAATTAGTTCCACCATTAATCTGCCCTCCTGGGGAACCGCAGGAAATAATGAAAAACGAATTCAATCGTTTACAGAAACACTTGCAAAGTATGCACCCCGCTTGCGTGGCTTCACTTGCTATCCAGACGGTTCACGAGGAGGTCAACCTCTTACCTCCGTACCGTATGCTGAAGCAACAAAGCACAAAGACATGATCTTTGACGAGGTAGACATTTGTGAATGGACGGGCCACGGTGGCTCTTGTGGAGTGTAATTATGTGGATTAATGTAGAACTAATCAGTGGTCTTGTCTTTGGATTAGAGCATGTCACTGGTGACGATGACGACTTCTTTCACTGGGCTGTGCCCATTCATCTAGGTGTTTTTCGTATCATCTTTATTAAACTTAAAGACGAAGAATAAATAGGCAAAAAAATAGCCCCCTTGGAGCAATCCTTGGGGGCTTGTTTCATTTGGTTCTGGAACTAAGCCAGTTCTTTAACGCCAGCATCTTATCACTTACAGCATTAATGCCTTGGTCAATATAGTCTGGTTTTGTTGGAACCACTTCAGCACGATCGTACACCATCCTTGCTGTTCCATTATCAATCATCTGCTTAGCTTTTTTAACCATGTCTGGGTATGAAGAGGCCTCTGCGGCCAATTTCCTGCCCAAAGCATTGTTATAAATATCCATATCACGATCTTCTACTGCTTGTGCTGGTGACCCAATCCAAGGAATAGCAGACTCATGTAGATTTCCAATAAGCTGAGAGTATGTATCTCCGTGCCGTTTAGACATGATAGCAGAGGCTAGGATATGCCGTAGAGCATCCCCTTTACCACCTGCACTCTCACTCAAACCATACTCAGAAAAAGCAATGTCATTTGCTAAACCCTGCAATTCAAAAGGATCAGTAGCCTTAGAAAGAATACCTGGCTTCTGATTGAAGAGTTCTTCAAGAGTTTCTGCCATTATTGACTCCTCCGCAAGAAGCTTTGAATTTGTGGAACACGCTGAGAAGCTGCTTGACGCAATGCAATGGCTTCCTCAGGAGACATATGCTGACTCAGAACAATGTGCTCAATGTCACGGATAAACGTTTGTGGATCGCCTTGACCAGTCTTGAAATACTTGTCCAGGTTAGCTTGTGACGGCTGTTTACCATTCACAAGTTCCCAAGAGATAGCATTCATAGCATCAGTACGGTATGCAGCATAAGCACGATCTAGTTGATCTTGCTGATACACACGCTGTTTCTGAGCCGACTCGTTAATACCAGTCAAACCAATCTTCTTCAACAGAATATCAGTGGCATCACGACGTGCCATAGCCTTCGCAGGCTTCTCGGGATTCTTGCTCATAGCAAGGTTACCCTTCTGATACCAAGCAACGTCCATCGGTCCTTGTGCGACTGGTGGAGCAAGGTTAATTGCCGCAGACTTCAGATTTGCTTCTGTAGGACTGACGACAGCACGACCCGCTGCTTTACCCATTTCCAACAATTTACCACCACCTGCAAAAGCAGCATCAGCTGCACTTGTGGGAATAACATCGCCCAAACCTAGGCGTGTACTCAAGTCTACACCCAACATGGTTGGAGCACCGTTAGACAAAGCAAACTGGCCTTTAGGACCAAGGTTCTTGCCCATCTGCTTAGACACTTCCATCACATCAAGAGTTAAGCTACGAGGCTTACCAAGCTTGCGTGTAATGAAGTCATACAGCTGTTCAAACTGCGAGTAGAAAGGCAAACCAAACACACCAGCCACAGCAATGGTTGTAGCCATTTGCATCAGGATAGGTGTAGGATTCTTTGTCTCTGAAACCTCACGAGCATACATGGACCAACGGCTCAGTTCATTGTGCGTAAAGCTTTTCAGGTTATACGCCAAAGAACCAATAGGACCCAAGCTGTTGTAGATAGCTGGCTTCTCAAGAGCGCTATAATTCACCATACCCATGTCAGTGAAACGATGGGCTTGCTCATACAGTCCTGTTTTGGGAGTGATACCAGCATCCTTCATCATGTGGACAATGGCCATATACACCTGAGCACGAGTTGCTTGTTCAACCACAGCTGCAGGAGATTGTGTCAGTTTAGTAGTGTAATAACTTACACCTTTCTGCACTTGGTTGGCATGTTCCACCATGTCAGTAGCATATACATGATGCTTCTTGGCATAGTCAATAGCACCTTGTTCAATGGGAGTCAGTTTCTCACCAAGCAGGTACTTAGTAAGAGTCCAACCACCTTCTGTCAAGTGACCAAAACCCTGTGTCAACATTGTAGACATAGGAGCAGCACCACGACCACGAAGGAAGGCAGACATAGCTGGCATCACAGCAGGCATCTGAATGACCTGCATTGCCAAGAACACAGGGCTCAAGGACAGCATCATTGTGTTGGCTACAGCACGAGCACTGCTGACCACTGCACGAGGAACTGCAGGACCAATACCTACAGCACCAAAAGCAGAGTTCATAAACTCATTAACAGCACGACCAACACGGCTAGGGTTGATGCCCATAGCATTCTGCATATACTCTTCAACGATACGCACAGCGTTGTTTTGTTTACCAACCACTTCTGGGTTACGAATCACTTCGTTAACTTCCTTAGCGGCTTTAGCCAACTCACCCCATTGGTAGGCAGACTCAGCATAGCGGACTTGGTTAGAGAAGAAGTCTTTAGCGTTTGTCTCTTCAGACTCCC